AACTTCTGTGGAAACTCCGAACGAATGCGTTTGTCTACCTCAGTATAATACTCATCGGTGTTCGGGTCAAACCCTTCTTCTTCGACAAGCTTTTTATGTATTCCAAACGCAGCGTAAGTCATGACCTCATCTGAACCAAACCATGTGTTTTTATTAGCCCAATCCTCTGCTTTAGGATCTGGCTTGGCCTCTGGTTGAGGCGGCGGAACAGGTTGTTGTTGAGCCTGTTCCTCTACATTTTGCTCCCGATCTAGTCGATCTTTAGCCAAACGAACACGGTCTTGAATCACCGCAACTTTAGATAAAGCCTCTTGTGCAGAGAACATTGCATCCGTATCTCCAGCCTCATACGCCTCTTTATACTGACGTTTTAAAGAGTCGATCTCAGTTTCTAACCTGGACTCCTCAGAACTAACGTAACCTTTATCTAAGTTCTTAACCTGAGACTTCAGTGTCTTGTTTTCTTCAAGAAGCTTTTCTGCCATACGAACAGCTTCTTCACGGTCACGCTCTTCTTTACGATACTTCTCTGTGAGTTTCTTGATACGAGCTTGTACTTTAGCACCGTATTCATCTACCTCATCTTTTGGTTCTTCAGAAGCGGCAACCTCTTCTGGTTGTTCTTCTACTTCTACCTTTACCTCTGGTTCTGGCGTAGTTTCCTTGGACTCCTCTTTAGATTCTTCAGGAGCGTCAAGTTGAATCTCTATGCCTTCTTCTTCTGGTTTTTGCTCTTCAATAATTTCTTCTGCCATCTTTTCCTCCTAAACGTGTTTTATATCGTCTGGTTCTAAAATAGTTGCGATTACTTCGTCATCATTGATGATACGAACCTCGCCCCCATCGATCTTGAATCGTGAACCAGAATAACGACCAATGCATACCCATTGGCCTTCTTTGCACCATGGCTCTGGGCTAGGCCCGAACTTGTCTGGATCTTTGTAAGCCAGTGGTCCAATCTTTAAAACATACGCTACGACCGTGGCTATCGCTTCACGGTCTCGTATTTCATCAGGAATATATAAACCTCCATGCGTTTTGCTTGCACCTTGATAAGGCATAACCAAAACACGCCAGCCTGTTGGTTGAGGCAAGCGATCTGTAAGTGGTTTGTCTATGAGTGATGGATCTAATACGCGATCTTTCGCGTCAACATATGCGCCTTCGACAGACGTTGAGTCGGCTTCTTGAGCCTCCTCCCGTTCTTTCTTTACTTTCTGCGCGACATGTTCAGGAAGATATAAGGTCTTCGACATCGTCTACGTGGTTCTCCAGCAGGGCTTTTATTTCCTCACGGGCGTAGGTAAGGCCCCGTATCTCACCTACCATGAGTTTGTACTGCTCCCAATCTTTAGCAGCATCATGTGCGAGAGCACTTGCAATATCTTGTTCGCGCTCTCGTAGTACCTTATAGATATATTTTGCGAAATCAACACCGTCCATGAATTAATATGTTTTACCTCTATTTGGATTATGTCGGACATCGCCACCTAGAGTAAACTCTCTAATAGGTTTTACAGGTGTTTTATCTCTAAGACCAACAGCTTCTTTTTCTATCAATTTTTTCAATCGATTAGCACGTTCAATTGTACGTCCGGCTTCAATGTCCGCCATCTCCTCTTCAGATGGTCTAAGCCTTGGCCTCTTGGTTGGTCTAAGCTTTGGTCTTGGTGAAGTTTCCATATCTGGCTCCTAATCTATAAGTTCAAAGTGTGGCCCATCGATAAATGGACGTTTACCTTCAGATCGACGTAGATCTATGTAGGCATTCATGGCTTCTTCCATAGTGCCTTCCCACTTACGGATATCCATAGGATAACCCTTTTGAGGAACAGCCCATGCCGCGCCCCAGCAAATTGGGACGTTCAAATTGATAGCTGCTTCCTTGATTGCGTCAGCCAAATCATCGTACAAGTTCAACTCCCACGATGCCCGTCCGTTCACAAACGCCATGATATCAAAAGCTTTTCCCTCAAGGTGTTTAGATTTTAAGGTTTTTGATGCGCCTTTGGCTACAAGTTCCTTCTGTTGTTCGATGGTTCTCATACCCTGCACCACTCCGAAATCGGTTTTGGTCAGTGTTATTGCCATTTTTACAACAGCCTGTAACCTTTCGTCGATTCCCTCTAGTCTATCAAGACTACGTCTGCTTAATTTAAAACTCATATCTCTTCCTTATCTCTGTTTCCTAATAGCTTCCTTGCCTCTTTTTGCAATTTGAGCTTGTTTCATTTTTCCAGCGACCTTTGCCCTTTGCTCTAAAACTGTCAAGATTTGTATCTTTCTAGCAAATGGTTTTTTAATTCTTTTTACTTTAGCAACTGTATCCCTAGCATCTTTCTCAGTCGCATATTTTATAGAAACAGTGTCCCTTGGGTTTTCGTCTGTGTAAAGCCTACGACCACTTCCCTTTGGTTTTTTACCTGTGCCTTTTTTAGGATCAGCCACCTATTTTCTCCTAGTAAATTGCTTGTACCCTTTCACACCGAAAGAGGCTGAAATTGCAATACCCAAGCTGTAAAAATACCAGTCTGGTGCCTTATGAAGCTGTTCAAATCCCCGGTCAACAAGACCCTCTGCGCCCGGAATAAATGCAAGCACAAGTGGAATTGACAAAACAATAACGAAAAATTCGTCCTTCCAAGACGACCCACTATTCTCTGCCATGATGCGTTCCCAATCAGCAACGCTAGTTTTTTCTGATAGTAGTATTTTGGCCTTTGCTTCGGCCTCTGTAAGTTTTAACTTCGCTTCCGCAGCTTGCTTTGTAGTCTTTGCATCAAGCCAACTACTAGCTAGACCAGCGACTGGTCCTAATAATTGTCCAATCATTTCTTTTTTCCTACAACCTTTTTAAGTTTTTTTGCTTGAGTAGCGTGTGTCTTAGAGGCTTTAGTCAGACCTTTTATAACTTTATTTAAAGTCCTCTTCTTCGTCTTTGTTAGTTTTGTCATTTCTCACCTTCCATGCTCATGGATGTTTTTTTATCTGATTTTGCAGAATAGGCGTTAAATCCCATAAACGCAGCAACAACACCAGATGCAGCAATAACATACACAGATGCAATGTCTGTAATTAAACTTGCAGCTTGGTCAAAGCCAAGCACACTAGCTAGTAATATGATAAAAGGATAAATTAACATCCCCGCGAGAGCGAAGCCAGTATAGCGGCGTTCTGCGTCCCTCTTTAAGTCCCGGTCGTTTATCTCCAAACGTCTTTCTTCTAAGCGTAGCTTCTCCCACTCATCGGGTTGTATAACGCCATCTCCATTTGTGTCAGCTTTGTCGAACTCTGTCATTTGCGTAATCCTGTACTATCTTTCGATTATATCCCAATATGATGAGCTTACCACGTTTATCGTATGCTGCAAACTTTTTACCGCGCTCTACTATTGTTGGCTGTTCACTTCTAGGCAAGTCACCTTCATGCTGTTGTGTGTCACCATTATCTGAGCCTTTTCCGCTTGAGCTAGACATTCCTCTTTATCCGAATATGTACCTATCTGATAGTATTGTAGGCGATCTGTGCTGATAAAATGTAAAAATACTAGAACATATATCATCTGAAGTAATCCCGAATATCAATCCATTCCATATAGTGTAAATACGCACTGGCTCCTACAAAGGTAAAGATTAGCAACACAATTATCCCGACTATCGTTATTGCTAACTCTTGTCGTTCTATCGCCTCACGACGGAGCCTAGCCTCCATCTCACGTTTTTCCTGTAGCACTTCTTTTCTTATACGTAGCAACGCTTGCCACTGTGACAGGCCAAGATTATTCGTTACCCACTCTCGTAGCTCTTCTTCAGCTTGTGCCGCCTCACGTTCCTTTGCCCAGCGGTCTAAGGCAACACTGTTTACATCTGAACTACCAACGCCCTTTTTTTGTAACTTTTTCTTAGCTGCATCTGTGGCGTCAAAGAAATTTCCTATTTCTTTAGAAAGACTTGCGACAGTTTTACCTGCGGCAAGCCCTGTTTTCAGTCCCGCAAGAATTGTGAGAGGATCCATTATTACCTCCCATCGTTATTCATTGGGCGTCTTGCTAGAAATTCTAATGTATTTTCTAAGGTCTTAACCCTAGCTTGCAATTTAACTATCTGATTGAATTGAAGTAGGAAACCTTCCTGCGTTTCGTACACATCATCAAATTCTGACATAACGTCCTCTAAAGTTTCCTCGCCTTCCTCTTCAAGTTCAACAATGTATTCTATTATTTCGTCTATTTTCTCGCTGTTTTCCTCAACATCGCGCATCAAATTTGTCCTGTCTGTAGCGTTGTTCTCTACAGTCAAAACGTTTACCGTCTCTTCAAGGTTTTGTATTGTACTAGCTTGCTGTGCCGTCCACCAGATAAAGCCACCGATTTGTGCTATCACCACACCTACGACAGCAATGCTGACCTTTGGTAGCTTATCTGACATCTATCTATATCCTCTACGGGCTACAGCATCTCGTTGCACATCGATACGCTCACGATTTACTTCGTTGCGCTCATCTGCGATCTGCTCCTGAAGCTCTAGTCTAGCTGAATCTGTAGTAGCTTGTTGTTCCATTTTCATCTGCTCCAACTCAAGCTTGGCTTGATCGAGCGATGCTTTCTGCTGGCTTTCCATTTGTTTGATAGCCAACTCCTGCATACGGATATTGACAAGCGGATCTTGTTCTTGTCCGTCCTGACCTTTGTATGTCAACAGAGGCATGACCTCTTGTAGAAGCTGAGTCTCCACCTGTGCCACACGAGCCTCAACCATATCTGGTGCCATAGGTTGCATCATAGGTGGCTGTGCCCCAACCTGCATCAATGCTGCTTGCTGCGCCTGTTGCTGTTGGATCTCACTCTGCACAATCGTACGAGCCTTCATGTTAACATGTTGTAATACATGACTGAACAATGCCGCCAATACCTGTGGTGTCTGCTGTAGTATGCTCAATGCCAGCAGAGATATGTGCGCTGCGATGTGTGCATCGTGATCTTGCTGTGGATATGCCTGTGGTGTTTTACCTGCAATCATAGCCGCATTCTCCGATGCCGGATCTTGTGGCTGTGGTTTAGGCATAGGTGGCAATATCTCGTCTATATTCTGCACCTCCAATGCTTGGTACATCCTTCGATAGGCTGCATGTAAGTTGTGCATCTGGGGGTTAGACTGCGCCAACTGCAACTGCGTTTGAGCTAAAGTCACCCGCTGCGCCATCGAGAAGATGTTCGGATCGCTGACTGGGAGGACATCGACCCGGCCATCGAAGTCTTGCGCCTTAACCTGTGATGGTGCACCCGCGACCGCGTACGGGTACATGGGAGGAAGGTTCTCAGCGAAGATACGCGACAATAAACGAAACTCCGTTTTTTGTGCGTAGTGCAGACGTTTGTGAATCGCAGACATAACTTTCATGCCACGCTCAATCAAAGCAACCGTTGTGCCAACAGGCATCTCGTTACTCATGTCCCCAATCTGTTGGTCAGCCAAAGCTACGAAACGACGACCGTCCTGTACCAGTCCTCCTAGCATAGCCGCCAATGTGCCCGATGGTTCCTTGTACGGAAGTGGTATTATAGCGTCTCTGATGCTCCCTCCTGGGGCGTCAATGTCCCTCCACTCTCCGGGCTGTAATGGCTCATCGTCATTGCGTACCCGCACTCCACGGGCCTTAAAACCAGCGGGAAGGTTAGCCAGAGTTCCTGCGTCGATCAACTGACGGAGCAAACTGGTAGCCGCTCGACCCAAGCCACCGATCATGTGAATCAAACCAAACCCATAGAAACCCAAACCGGGCATGAACTTGTAGTGCACAAAGTACTGAGTCTTTTTCTTAATCGGATCGTCCATCCCGTAGTTTCTGCGAATAGACAGGATCTGGTTGGAGTTTTCGTCAATCGTAACAATATAAGGGAGCTTTATACCTGTAGGCTCCCCCGTCATGGGATCTGTGTCTTCAAACCCTTCTATGTCCAGATCTGCATGGATCTCCAAGATCGTCAGCACATCGTCGCTGTAGTTCTTTGACAGTCCCTCTAGTTCGTTGACCTTCTGCTTGACAGGATTCTCATCCGACTCTTCCGATGCTTTTAAATCAATGTCGCGGTACATTCCCGCATACTGCATCTTCTTAACTTCGTTCTCGTCCATGCGTAGGACGTGCGTAACCCTCGTTGCCGTCGCCAGATCCGTAGCCGAATACGGCACAACCAGATCCTGCGCTGGAATAAACTTCGATACCGCCCTCTGTTTCGTAGGATCAAAGTATACTTTCTTAAACGTTGACCCCGACAGTGGTAAATAAAACAACATCTGATCCATGTCTGGATCGTATTCTTCCATGACTTCCGTGATCTGGAAGTTCATAAAATCCTTGACACGAGTAGCCTGTTCCTCACGGGCCTGGTCCTTCAAACCCACAATGTTGGTTCTAACTGGCCCACCCGACGGGAGCAGTTCCTTGTATGCCTGTGCTTGGAACTGTGTCACGCTCTCACTTACCATCGGGTGGGTAATGCCGCTTGCCCCTTCAAACGGCGTTGTTCTGTCCTCTGTTCTGATACCTAATAGGTCAAGACCGTTGACGTATGTGTCTTCCCACTCGGACCTTGAATCGAGATCATCTTTGTAAGATCCCCTCAAATCCGAGGACAACGATCCAAGGATCGCATCGTCCAGAAACTCTGCAAGGTTAGCATCAAACGGAATCAACTCTTCCTGTGGCATTTCATCTGCCATCATCAGAGCTTGAACAATGGCTCCACCCATCCCGTCGTCTATAACTTCCGCACCACCTTCAAATTCTTCTGGTGCGTCGATAGGAATTTCTACGTCTGGTAGTCCTTCTGTGTCGTCCAGATCTAAACCTGGTGTGACCATGTTAGGTGGTAATGCCATCAATAATACACCCTTTTACGGGGCCTCCATTCTAAGTC